TTTTCGGGGTGCTGCAGGGCCACATGCTGGTGGAGATCTCGGAGATGCACAGCTTCACCCGGGCCGAGGTGGAGCGCATCAAGGGCATCATTTCGTGCCAGGTCGACCGGTATCGCAAGGCTTACGGTCGCAACACCGAGGATCACCAGCGCCAGACGGTGCTGGCCTGTACCACCAACCGGGACGATTGGCAGCGGGACGACACCGGCGCTCGGCGCTTCTGGCCGATCCGCTGCGGTGTGATGAACCTGGATTTCCTGCGCAACAATCGGGATCAGATGTTTGCCGAGGCCGTGGCGCTTTATAAGGATGGCGCTGATTGGTGGTCTGTTCCTGCTGAAATGCAGCGCGACGAGGTCGAGGCGCGCCGGGATGTGGATGTGTGGGAGCCGTTGGTGGATCAGTGGCTCGTTTCTCGGGATCGGACTCAGATCCACGAGGTGCTTTCCGAGTGCCTAAAGGTCGATGTCAGTCGTCAGGATCAGCTGGTTCAGAAGCGAGTTGGCCGGATTTTGCGATGCCTTGGGTGGGAGGTACATGTGTTGCGAAAAAATGGGAAAAATCAGCGTGAGTGGGTTCGGAAGGCGTAGCATGCGTAGCGGTGCTACGCGTGTTGATTGGGCTGAAACCCGCATGAATGCTGGACTGCTATGCATGCTATGCATGCTACGTGTATCTGGTACTAATACACGCGCACGCACATGTGCGCGCGCAGCCACACTTTTAAAGTTGTCGCTGCTACGCGTAGCAACGCGTAGGACGCGTAGCAGTGGTTTGTCTTGCCTGTTGTGATTTGCTCATCGTTGATATAGGATTTCCATCATGGATCTGTCTGAAAAAATCGCCACGGCCATTGGCGCTGTCCTGCTGGCCGCTTTGGTCTGGTGGTACATGGCTCCGGTTTTGCATCTACTGGCCAAGGTGGTGCTCTGATGCTGGCCGTCGAATACCGCAAACCGGACGATCTGAAGCCTTACGATCGCAACAGCCGGACGCATTCCAAGGCGCAGGTTGAGACCTTGGCCAGGTCAATCCGCGAGTACGGGTTCACAAACCCGATCTTGCTGGATGAGGACGGGGTCATCATCGCTGGCCACGGCCGTCTACAGGCGGCTCGTGAGGTTGGCCTGGAGCAAGTGCCGACCATCACCCTACGCGGCCTGTCTGAGGCCCAACGGCGGGCCTTGGTGCTGGCCGATAACCGCATCGCTCTGGATGCCGGGTGGGACATCGATCTTTTGAAGCTCGAGCTGGCCGATCTGCGCGACGAGGGGTTTGATCTGTCGCTTACTGGCTTTTCGCTGGAGGAGATCGACACGCTCTTGGATCCGGCTGCGGACGAAAAGGATCCGGATGACGCTCCTGCGCTGCCGGACGAGCCGCAGTCCAAGCCTGGAGACGTCTATCTGCTCGGTGCGCACCGTCTGATCGTGGGCGATGCGACCGATGTGGGCGTGCTTGGCCGGCTTATGGACGGCGCAATGGCCGATGTGGTGTGGACTGACCCACCTTACAACGTGGCCTATGAGTCTGCTGCCGGCAAGATCGCCAACGACAACATGGGCGACAAGGCGTTCTACGACTTCCTGCTTGGGTTCTATTCGGCCGCGTTTGCCTGGATGAAGCCTGGCGCGGCGATCTATGTGGCGCATGCGGACACCGAGGGGCTTAACTTTCGCGGCGCGTTCAAGGCGGCCGGGTTCAAGCTGTCGGGCTGCATCATCTGGCGCAAGGATGCGCTGGTGCTTGGCCGTTCGGACTACCAGTGGCAGCACGAGCCGATCCTCTACGGCTGGAAGCCTGGCAGCGCGCATCGCTGGTATGGCGGGCGCAAGCAGACGACCGTCATGGATCTTGGCGAGGACGGGCCGTTTACGCGCCTGCCAGATGGCCGGTTTCAGATCCAGGTGGGCGACCGCGTCATGATCCTGGGCGGCGCCGAGCTGGTCGAGGAGGTCGTTCCATCGGTGATCCGGGCCGATAAGCCTAAGCGCTCGAGCCTGCATCCGACCATGAAGCCGGTTGAGCTCATCGAGCGCATGCTGCGGCACAATGCTCGGCCTGGTGATCTGGTGCTTGATCCGTTCGGTGGGTCGGGCAGCACGCTAATCGCTGCCGACCGCCTTGGCATGTGCGCTCGCCTGGTGGAGCTGGATCCGCGCTATGCGGATGTGATCGTTGGACGATGGGAGGCGTGGAGTGGCCGCAAAGCGGAACGCGCCTGAAACCATCGTGCCGAATCTGATTCCGGCGAGGCCGTCGACCGCCGAGGCGGGCAAGGATCCGCTGACCGGCGAGATCGTGCCGCACGAGCGCGACGACAAGATCGCCGGCCAGGTTGAGGCTATGGCTGCGTTCGGGTTCTCGTCCGATGAGATCGCGGTGGCGCTTAACCTGCGGCCTGGCCAGGTGCGGCACTACTACGCAAAGGAGCTCGAGGTTGCGCCTGTCAAGGCCAACATGCAGGTGGCCAAAGCGTTTTATGACGTGGCCAAGTCCGGCAAGAATTGGCAGGCATCGCTGTCGTGGCTTAAAGCCCGGGCGGGTTGGGCCGACAATGAGCAGCCGCCTGGCGCTGCCATGCAGATTCACATCCATCTCGACTGATGCCGCGCCATCCAAAGCAGCCAAAACCGACCGCTGGTGACGCGGCGATTCACTACCGGGCGCCGGGGCCGGTGGCCAAGGCGTTTATGAAGTCCGATGCCTTTGTGCGCGGCATCATGGGGCCGTATGGCTCTGGCAAGTCGACCGCGTGCGTGATGGAGATCATCCGGCGGGCGCAGCAGCAGAAACCTGGCAACGACGGCGTTCGCCGGTCGCGGTGGGGCATTATCCGGAACACTTACCCGGAGCTGAAAACCACAACGATCAAGACCTGGCACCAGTGGGTTCCACCGACGCTTGGCCGCTGGATCGACTCCGGGCCGCCAATGCACATCATCCGTGAGCCTGGCTTTGAGCTCGAGGTGATCTTCATCGCTCTCGATCGTCCCGAGGACGTTCGCAAGCTGCTCTCGATGGAGTTGACCGGAGCGTGGATGAACGAAGCGAGGGAAATCCCGAAGGCTGTGCTCGATGGCCTGACGGGTCGTGTCGGCCGCTACCCGTCGATGCTCATGGGCGGCTCGGCCTGGTCGGGCATCCTCATGGACTCCAACCCGCCGGACTCCGATCACTGGTGGTATCGCCTGGCCGAGGAAGAGCGCCCGGCCGGGTTCGAGTTCTTTCGGCAGCCGTCGGGTTTGTCGCCCGAGGCCGAGAACCGCGAAAACCTGCCGGCCGACTACTACGAGCGCCAGATCGCGGGTAAGGATCAGGAGTGGATCAAGGTCTACGTGCATGCCGACTATGGCTTCGTGCTCGACGGAAAGCCGGTCTACAACGAGTACCGCGACTCGGTGCATTGCGCCGAGTTCGAATTGAACCCAAAGGTGCCGATGCGCGTGGGCTTTGACTTTGGGCTTACGCCTGCTGCCGTGTTCGGGCAGCGCCTGCCCAATGGCCGGTGGCTTTGGCATTCGGAGCTGGTGACCGAGGACATGGGCACCGTCCGGTTTGCCGAAGAGGTGCGCCGGGTCATCAAGGAGCGCTACGGATCGTTCGTGTTCGAGACGTTCACTGGCGACCCGGCCGGCGACATTCGGGCGCAGACCGACGAGACGACTCCGTTTCAAATCCTGCGGGGGCAAGGGATCCCTGCGTCGCCTGCGCCGACTAACGATTTCATCAAACGGCGCGAGGCCGTGGCCTACTACCTGAACCGCATGGTTGACGGGCAGCCGGGGCTGCTTGTTCACCCGCAGTGTAAATATTTGCGAAAAGGCATGAGCGGGGGTTACCATTACCGTCGCGTGCAGGTCGCTGGTGACGAGCGTTACCGCGACGTTCCCGATAAAACGATCTACTCGCACGTCTGCGAGGCTGGTCAGTACCTGATGCTCGGTGCTGGCGAGGCGCGGACTGTGATTAAACGCGATCGCCCTGCCACGCGTCAGGCGACCGCGTTATCGGATTACGCGATTCTCGGATAGGAGATTGCTATGGGTGGAATTTTCAAAGCACCGCAAGCGCCGGCTGCACCCCCGCCGCCGCCACCGCCGCCTACGATTGAGGATGCTGATGCATCTGTGACTCAGCAGGCAGAGCAGGACAAAGCGCGTCGTCGTCGTGGTGCTGCTGCGACGATTCTTACTTCGCCAGAGGGCGTGAACACGTCGCCTGTTGGCAGACGAACACTTCTTGGGGGTTGATCATGGGTGGAGCCATTCAGACTGCTGTAAAGGCCGGAGTTGTGACTCCGATTCGGAAGGTGGCGCAGGCCACCGGCATCGCTGAGAAACCGCAGGCACCTGCTGCTCCTGCTGCTCCTGCTGGCAACACGGCAGCCAAGGTCGCATCGCAAGCTGAGGCAATGGCGCAGTCAAGCGGCCTGGGTGCACAGCAAATGCTCGACCAGTCGAAAAAACGACGCGGTCGTGCTGCAACGATTCTCACCGGCTATGAGGGCGTGGGCTCTACGCAGGTCGGCACTAAGACCCTGCTTGGGAGCTAATCATGGACTCACGCGCCGACGAAATAATCCAACGGCACCAGCGATTTAAGTCGGAGCGATCAATTTGGGAGTCGCACTGGCAGGAGCTGGCCGAGCGCATTTGGCCTGACCGGGCGCAGTTTACCGAGCGCAAACTCACCGAAGGTGGCAAGCGCAACGAGCGCATGTTCGATGCCACGGCAGCGTTGGCGCTCACCCGTTTCGCTGCGGCAATGGAGTCGATGCTCACGCCACGAACGGCGAAGTGGCACAAGCTGCGCGTGCCGGATGAGGATCTGAACCAGTCGCCTGCTGTGCAGCGCTATCTGGACGAGGTGACGAACATCTTGTTCCGTGTGCGTTACTCGGCCAATGCGAATTTTGCATCGCAGATGCACGAAGCGTATATGTCGCTTGGCTCGTTCGGCACTGGCGGCGTGCTGGTTGAGGACATGCTTGGCGTCGGCATTCGCTACAAGTCAATCGATCTGGCCAATCTGTATTTCGCTGAGAACCGCCACGGCATCATTGACACTGCGCATCGCTGGTTTGAATACACAGCGCGTCAAGCGATGCAGCACTTCGATCCCGATCGGCTGCCGTCGAAGATCCGCGACTTCGCTGAGAAAAACCCCGAGCAGAAGTTTGAGTTCATTCATTGCGTGCGGCCAAATGACGAGCGCAAGCGCGGCGATACCGGCTATCGCGGCATGCAGTATGCGTCCTACTACGTCTGCTTGGATTCCAAGTCGATCGTGGAAGAGGGCGGGTATCGCACCATGCCGTATGCGCTCGGTCGCTACATCACGACACCTGGCGAGACTTACGGCCGCGGGCCTGCGATGCTGGTGCTGCCGGATATCAAGATGCTAAACGAAATGAAAAAGACGATCATTCGTTCGGCGCATCTGGCCGTGTCGCCACCGTTGCTGCTGCAGGAAGATGGCGCGCTGTCGGCCTTTGATCTGCGTCCGAATGCGCTGAACTTTGGCGGCATGGACGAGCGCGGCACGCCATTGGTTGCTCCGCTGAAGATCGATGCGAAGCTGGATCTCGGTATGGAAATGCTCGAGCAGCAGCAGCGCGTGATCAACGACGCGTTCTTGGTGACCCTGTTCCAGATCTTGGTCGACCAGCCAAACATGACGGCTACCGAGGCGATGCTGCGGGCGCAGGAGAAGGGCGCGCTGCTTGCTCCCACGATGGGACGTCAGCAGTCTGAGCTGCTAGGGCCCCTGATCGAGCGTGAGCTCGACATTCTGGCTCGCGCCGGGATGCTGCCGGAAATGCCCGAAGAGCTGGCCGAGCTCGGTGGCGATGTGGATATCGAGTACGTGTCGCCGCTGAACCGGGCGCAGCGCGCCGAGGATGGCGTGGCAATTCTGCGGACGTTCGAGGCTGTGGCGCCGCTGGCCCAGGTGGATCCGTCGGTGATGATGGCGTTTGACCTTGCCCAGGCCGCGCGTGAGCTCGCGCAGATTAACGGCGTGCCGGCGAAGATCATTCGCTCCGATGATGACATCGCAGCAATGCAGGAAGAGAAGCAGATGCAGGTGGATGCGGCTCAGATCCTTGAGGCCGCGCCGATTGCTGCTGATACGGCAAGGACGCTGGTGGAGACGCAGCAGATTGCGTCGCAGGGTGCTCCTGCGGTGATGCCCGCATGATCGATCGGATTCAGAAAGTTCTAAACCGCCGGCAGGCATATCGCCGGATCTTTTTGGATGGCGATGGGAACCTTACGCCTGATGGCGAGGCGGTGATCCGAGACCTGGCTCGGTTCTGCCGGCTCCATCGCTCGACCAGTGTGGTGTCTTTGACTACGCGGCAGACGGACGTGCCTGCCACGTTTCAGGCCGAGGGGAGGCGGGAGGTGATCCTGCGGATCCTTGGCCATTTGCACGTCGACGATGCGGACTTAGTCCGTTTAACCGAAAGAGAGGCAATCAATGAGTGATGCAGCTAACGGGTCGGCTCCTGCCGGCAACCCGGCGCCTGGCGCCGGTGATGGTGGCGCAGCAGGTGGCGCTGCCGATTGGACTACAAGTTTTCCCGACGAGATCCGCGGTGTGATCCAGACGAAAGGCTGGAAGAACCCCGGCGATGTGATCGCGTCGTATTCAAACCTTGAGCGCTTGCTTGGCGCTGACAAGGCTGGCCGTGGCGTCGTGCTGCCAAAAGACGACGCGTCTGCCGATGAGTGGTCGGCGTTTTACCAGCGCTTGGGCCGGCCTGAGTCGGTCGATGGCTACAAGATCCAGGTTCCCGATGGCGATACCGGCGCGTTTGCAAAGACCGCAGCGCAGTGGTTCCACGAGGCGGGCTTGACCACCAAGCAGGCCGAGACGCTGGCGGCCAAATGGAACGAGTACTCTGGCTCGACCATGCAGCAGCAAGAGTCGCAGTTTGAGCAGCAGTCTGCGATCGATCTGCAGGATCTGCAGAAATCCTGGGGCGATAAGTTCGAGGCCAATGCCGAGCTTGCCCGTCGTGCTCGCCGCGAGGCTGGCCTGTCGGACGAGGATGGGCAGGCGATCGAGCGTGCGCTTGGCCTGAAAAAGGCCGCTGAGGTGTTTGCTTTCTTGGGCAAGCAGTTTGCCGAGGCGCCCATGAAGGGTGGCGAAGGCGCGAGCCGTGGTCAGTTTGGCGCTACGCCAGAGGACGCCAGGGCTCGGATTGCGGCTCTGAAGAACGACAAAGATTGGACTGCGCGCTACCTGAATGGTGACGTCGAGGCCCGGTCTGAGTTCGAGCGCCTGCACAGGATTGCATTCCCTTCGGCTGCATGATAGGATTTTCTCATCAGCGGTGGTAACATCGCTGCGACTGGCCGGCGTAAGCGGCCACCAGTTTTACGCGGACAAGCCCTAAAAGCCCCGCTGACCGCATCAAAGATGCCGCCTGGCTCGAGTGTTTCGGGCAAGAAGTCGGCCCCGAGTTATCTCGGACAAGCCCTTCGGAAAATTGACCGTTATCTTTTTTCTAGGAGGGACAAATGTCCATCAATCTGACCACCCATTACGTGCAGCAGTACAGCACGAATATTCAGCTTCTGCTCCAGCAGAAGGGTTCTAAACTTCGCAACGCCGTTACTGTCGGCTCTTATGTCGGTAAAGCAGCCAGCCCTGTCGATCAGATCGGCAAGGTTGAAATGCAAACCGTTAGCTCGCGCTTCTCGCCTATGGGCCGCGTCGATGCGCCGACCGATCGTCGTTGGGTATATCCTTCGGACTTCGATCTGCCACAGCTGATCGACTCGTTCGACAAGCTGCGCCTGATCACCGATCCGCAGTCGTCTTACGTTCAGAACGCTGTTATGGCGGCTGGCCGTCAGTTCGACCGCTTGATCTGCTCTGCCTTTACCGGCACTGCTAAGACCGGCGAGACTGGTGCTACTTCCACTTCGTTCGCTTCTGGCAACGAGGTAGATGTTGCTACCGGCGGCGCAAACTCCAAGCTAAACCTTGCCAAGCTGCGCGAAGTGAAGCGCCTGATGATGGCAAACCACATCGACTTCGATATGGAAGAAGCCTATGTGGGCATCACGGCCGCTGACCATGACGCTCTGTTGGGCGAGATTCAGGTTGTGTCTGCCGACTTCAACGGTGGCTCGCCTGTTCTGCGCGACGGTAAGATCATGGAGTTCATGGGCTTTAAGTTCATCCACTGTGAGCTGATCGAGACCATCCTGGCTGGCACGAATGAAGTTACTCTGCCGGTTTGGGTGAAGTCTGGTATGCACCTGGGCGTATGGAATGACATTGAGAATTCCGTCGACCAGCGTAACGACTTGCAGGGCCGTCCATGGCAGCTTTACACCATCATGACCGCTGGTGCGACCCGTCTCGAAGAGAACAAGGTCTACGCCATCGAGTCGTATCGTTCTTAATTAGGAGGCTGACATGGCTGCTGAAAATCTTAAATCTGGCGCTATCACTAACCGTGATGCGACCCCTTCAGTGCTGAACACTTCGCAGGGTGGAATTCTTCGCCAGGCATGGGGCAAGGTGGAGGCTGCCGGCGGCGACGCTGGTTCGACCTACCGTTTTGCTTCTATCCCGTCGAATGCTCGCGCGGTTCGTGTTTGGTTTGTTTCTGATGACCTTGGTACTGGCGTTACTATGGACGTTGGCTTGTATCAGACGCCAGCTAATGGCGGCGCTGTCGTGGATGCTGACTTCTTTGCATCTGCGATCGACGTTGCTACGTCTGCTGTGGCCACGACCGAGATCACCTGGGAGCGCGGCGCTGCTCTGATCGATGAGATCGAGAAGCCGTTGTGGGAGCGCCTTGGTCTGTCTGCAGATCCTGGCCGCGACTACGACATCACTGGCGTATCTGGCTCTGCTGCTGCTACCGGCACGATGGCTGTGTTCTGCACTTACATCGTCTAAACCCTCGGGGGCTTCGG